GACGAAACTTAGCGAACGGTCCAGCGGGGTCGAGGACATCTAGCTTGTGCTCCAACGCACGTAGGGCACCTTCGATCTCTATGACCTTCTTCTGTGACTTCGCCTTGGACAGTTCAGCTGCGAGGTTCGTTAACTCCTGTAACGACTGCGTGTTCGATTGGTCCTTCTTGATGTACCCGACCTCGATCCATGCTTGGTTCGTAAGGCTTGCCATGACTACGGCACGCCGAGCCTTCGCACGAAGGTTAATACCGGGTGCAGCCTTCTTGTTAAGGAGAGAGTTGACCAACCGTTCGAGCATCGTAGCTTGACTACGCGCCTCGTCGTTCGTCTTATCCGTCGCCGTGAACTCGACCGTTGGGTTCTTCGCATAGACCGTTGGGACGAGAGCACGCGTGTTAGCGAACACGATATTCTCTGTCTCTGAGAACTTCCGGTTCGGTCTACGTGCAACGCTCTCGTTACCAGCCTCGTCACCACTCGTCTCAGTGCGGTGCCCCATCTGGTCATTGTGGTAGTACTTCAACGCCTCGTCCCAGGATGTCTCCAACCCGTTCTGATTGCGCTTGTGCATTGCTTGGTCACGTCGTGACTGCCACAACTTACCGTGCGCCTTCGACACAGGTATCTTCGTACTACCAATGACCTTGTAACTCGGTTGGTTCTTCTTCGACGCCTTACGTGGCACGCCACTCTTCTCTAGCGACTTCGCTAGATCGGGGTTCGTGTCTTCAGGCTGTGGTGGCAGATCGACCATAACGGTGCGCCTTCCTATTCGACTGTGGCACGCTCTGCTCGTTCCACTTCATATAAGCGGGTGCATCGGCGCGTGCCTTGATCAACATCTGACTGATCCGTGGCTTACGTGATAACAGGTACTTCGTTGTATCCATAGCGTGATCGTTGCGATCCATCGGGATGTCTTCAGTCTCGCCTTGCGGATCACGCTTCCAGTAGTAGTCGACGATCTCGTCAACGAAGAAGTCCAACTCGGTCGCGATGTACAGATAAGGTGCGGGTGAGTCACCTGTCAGTGGGTGCTTATGGTTCTTATGCGGCAACAGATACCCCTGGACCTTCATGATCCCGTTGATGATCTCGTTGTTCCCTCGTTGCATCTTGATCCCATTCCCCCCATCCCGGAATAACTCGGCCACGGTTACGCCGACAACCTTCTTGTCGCCTGCACCGCGCCGGAAGATCGCAGGATCGGCAAACGTACGTTGTGGGGTGTCGATAGACTGTAGCCATGATCTTCGTATCCTCTTGATCTCTTCGATACTGGTCTCAATGGAGCATTCTACTGTATGGAAGCCATCACACACAATGATGTTGCCCCACGGATCGACGAAGCTGAACAGGTAACAACTTGGCTTGACTAATCCGTGATCGTATCCTTCAAGGATCTCGATGTTGTAACCTCGTCCATGTAAGTCTCGTAGATAACTTCGTGCCCACGCTTGTCCGATGCAGTGGGTAGTCTCGTCGAACATTGGGTAGACAAGACCTTCGTAAGCTCCCCACTCCCCAAGAAGGAACCGGCTCCGCATCTGACCGGAATACATGGCCTCAAGTAGATGTATGTAGTCAGCGTCGAGGTTATCCTTATTCTCATAGGTACTCCCCTCGAACAGTTCGACCAGTCCATCCAACGTGTCAGTGTTGAACGCGTCCATGATCTGTTGCAGTTCGGGCGTTACGTGTCCTGTGTTGCCGTACGACATGAGCGGACGTACGATCTTCTTGAAGAACCAGTTACGCGTTGGGTTGCACGTTAGAACTAACCACCGCGGACCAGACGACGGCATTGTCGAATCGCTGCCGCTGTACGGCGTTGATCCTCTAAGTCGCCCAAGTAGATCAAGGAAGTCCTTGAACGTGAACTCGGGGTCATCGATCTGGTCGATGAAGATTGCATCGTACGTTGCCGAGAGCAGATTGCTTGTCGTGCTCTCATTGCTCTTACCGTGCTGTTGAACATAACGGAAGTTCACCTCTGTTTCGTTGATCAACGTGTCTGTGTTCGGTGAGTTCTGCGACTTCGGGAATGACTTCGACCAGTGTCGCGGGCGCCACTTCTCATACTCCTTGCGTATGGTATCGTTGAGCTTCGGATACGTAGCTCGTGCAATAAGGATGTTGGCACCGGGGTAGTCCTTAGCCAGTGTGATAGCCTTGATGCAAGCATTAGCAGTCTTCCCATTAGCGAACCCTCCCCCGAATATCTGTATCTTCGCGCGTGACTGTTGGAACCGCTGTTGCAGTGATCCCTCGTATATGCGGAACGTTCTCTTGGTCATATTGTCGTCTCTGGGCGCTCAACGCCCTTACCGCGTACGGTCGTTACGATGTTGACAGATCGTCCAACGATCTTCGCCGGTACTGGCCCAATGAGTGTTATCGCTGGTGCAGTGTCTACCTCAGTGGTGACACCAAGTAACAAGGTCTTCGGGTGAGCCATCGCGAGCGCCACATCCGTCTCAGACACGATACCAAGTGGCTCGTCTCGGTTCGGCTGCATGATTAGCGCGATATCGACCTCAGTTGCTACTCCAAGGACGTGCACACGCGGGTGCGCCATTAAGGGCGCATCGTCTACTTCGGATGCAACACCAATGAAGATGATCTGAGACTGTCCTGCTTCTATTAACGGAGCACTGTCAACTTCGGACGCCAGTCCCAACACGTGTGCACGGTCCGCTACCAAGTCGAACGCTGCATCGGTCTCTGTAGCTACGCCAATGTTCAAGCCCTTCGGGTGCGCCATCGCCGGTGCGCTGTCGACTTCGGATGCAACTCCAAACGTCTCATCACGGTTCGGCTGCATCGCTGGCGCACTGTCCACCTCGGGTGCGATGTCCATCGGTACCGGCAACAGTACGCGAGGAGCGAAGTCTACTTCGGTTGATACGCCTAATAATATTGCCTTCGAGTGATCGAATGTAGACGCACTGTCCGTTTCTGATGCTACGTTAAGCGCGCGGACTCGAATGGCGGTGATTGTCGGAGCGCTACCAACCCCAGTCGAGACACCTAGTATGTGTGCTCTGTCGATTGCGAGTACGGGTGCAACATCAACCTCGGCTGCTACGTTCAACTGAAGCGTCTTCGAGTGATCGAATGTGGGGGCGCTATCGACCTCAGTCGAGATACCAAATGTACGTGCACGATCCGGTACAATTGCAGGCGCACTATCGGCCTCGGGGGCTACGCTGAGATTGACTGCCTTCGAGTGCACCATAGCAGGTGCGCTGTCTACTTCCGATGCAACACTGAACGGGTGTAACTTGGCTGGTGTGATAGTAGGCGCGCTGTCGACCTCCGTTGTAACACCAAGAGGAACTTGCTTAGAGTGCACCACCGCTGGGGCTGTGTCTGTCTCAGACGTAACGTTGATCGACCGCACCTTCAGCCGTCCAAGTGCGGGCGCGCTGTCAACCTCAGTCGATACTCCAATGGTGCGTGTACGGAGCGGTACATTCACTGGCGCACTGTCCGTCTCTGCCGCTATCTTCAACGCAACACGCAATTGGAGTGTGGGCGCCGTGTCTGCTTCTGACGCAACGCCTATCTCGACGACTAACCCAACACCGACTGGAGGTGCGCGTTCCGTGAACGACCAGCCACTTGCCCATCGCCACACAGGCGGCTTCGTAGCATCTGGTGTAACACCGGGGATCAGTCCCGGGTGCCAGATACCCGATACGCTTCTCCTTGCACGCGCGAGGATGATGTCGCCAGGGATGAACATCACTGGCGCTGTGTCTGTCTCCGTCGTTACACCAAGATTGAGTCCCTTAGAGTGATCGAACGTGGGGGCGCTGCCTACTCCCGTCGCAACACCGATCGTTCGCGTTCTGAGTGGTGTAATGATCGGAGCGGTGCCGACTCCAGTAGTAACACCGAGATTGAGCCCCTTGGAATGATCGAACGTTGGTGCAGTAGCAGCTTCGGTCGTAACGCCCATCACCACCGGGGGCAGGCCCGACGCGGCAATCGCGACCGCAGCAAGTACCCAATTACGGTTCTGCGCGTAGTCCGCAGTCATCGTGATCGTAGTAGCGCCGACCTCAGTGATGCCGCCACCACTTGGCTCATCCCCCGCGTGATCCCAACGCTCTGTACCTGCGGTAGCTGCATAGTTCAGGTCACGACCAAGAGAGAACACCATCATCCCGAAGCCATCCGTCGCGCCAGCAACAGCACGCGTAGGATCACCTTGACCGCTTGCAGTCTCGTTCGTCTGGATTGGGGTAGTCTGATTAACACCGCTGAACGCGCAACAGCCCGCGCTGAACCCGTTATCGGCGCCGGATAGTATAACCTCGATCACTTCGGAGGTAGTTGACGGGTCCTTCAGTTCGAACAGTTCAATTCGAATGTCATTAACAGCGTCGTTCAACACCGCGATCTGTGTGAACGCAGTACCGCTTACGCCCTTGTTCACCCCGCTAACGGTCACTGCGGCTGTAGTCGTAACACCACAGAGTAAGTAACGGTCTGCCCCCGCAGGTACAATAGCAGGCGTCGTTAGACTAGAACCACCGTGGTTCTGTGCACTAACAACACTTTCAAACCCAACGGCCATTACACACCTGAGATCATCTTCGCTTCTGAGTACACATCTGCTACATCGGTCAACGCCTTCGTAGCAACCCGCACACCGGCACTGTTGTACATCTCCTTGATCGGAGTGCCTACGTCTAGTCTGTTGCGCGCCGTCATGTAATGCAACATGAGAGCCTTGGCAACTGTTGGAGTAACGTCTGGAACACCTTGAACAAGCTCTGCCATCGTCTCACCAGTGAGTATCTGGTTCGGTACATCGTTCGCAGCGCTATCTGCAACACCAAGGAGTGCATCCAGCGTTGGATTGTTGGTACGCGCTGAGATTACTGCACCCAACGCACGTAGTAATAAGCCCGCGGCCGACGCAGCACCGTGTGCAGCAACAATGTTCTCATCCCACACTGCATCTGCCGCTTCCGCGTGTACATCAGCCGCAACCTTCGCCGCAGTGATCGCATCGGCGTTGATCTTGGCTGCCGTGAGCATGTTCGCTGCAAGAGCGGCTGCGTTGATAGCGCCGGCTGCGAATGCTGCCGTCGTGATGCTCCCTGCGGTTGGTCCTGCCGTGTATCCTGTCTTGCCAACGTTCCAATCCGCTGTAGTGAGTGCGTAACCACTCTTGCCAATGTTCCAGTCGCCCTTACCGTTCAACGCTGCGGCATTGATCGACGCTGCGGTGATAATGCTAGCAGTGAACTCTGCCACGTGCACCTGAAGCCGGTCAGACCCGTATATGCTGTCGAACACGTTAGCAGGGAAGACCTCGAACTCGTGACGGATTGGAAGGATCAAGCTGTCATCCTGAATGACGATGGTACACCGACCAAGGGTGTCAGTCTCCCCCGTACTCAGGTTGAGGTGGTAATGTCCGTCGACAGCAATCGTATACGCCGTGAGCGTTCCGGCAAGCACTGCACTTGTCGTCCCGTTGTGCTTGATTATGTGCTTCTCGTCTGCTCCGGCGATGGTCAACGTTGTGACGGGGGTGAATCCATCCCCGACTGCGACAGCGGGGCCAATATCAACCTCGGTAGCAGTACTCTGTTTAAGTGGTTGCATCTAACTCACCAAGTTGTGTTTCGTGTGATGATACATTGCAATGGGTATGCTAAGCCCACCAGCCGGTGGTACTGCACTGAAGTCGATGACTTGGAAGACGACATCCGACGATAGAAGAGTAGAGGTGCGTTGCGCAGTTAGGTTCGTGGACGTTGTTAGGTCGGCTGTGTAAGTGCTCGCGCCAGGATTATCAGTCGCGGACTCCTCCGATTCACCGCCGAACATATTAACAGACGCCATAACCGCGCCATCGACTACAGCCGTAAGCGTAGCGTCGCTCTCTGAACCGTCCGTATCAACGAACGTCATGAGAACTTCTTGAACAGTTACATTGTCAGTGAATTCGACAACTTCCCAATGAACAGAAGGTAGTGATGCACCGCCGTGATGGTGACGATCTACCGTAATCTGATCACCTGATACAACATCAACAGTGAAGCGTGCTCGGCAACGCGCTGCGCCTATATCGCCATCCGACGAGTTTGAACTGTAGCTAACATTAATGAACGACTTAGCTACGTCAACTGCGACAGGAACTGAGATGTCGACAGATGTAACCGCAGAACCCATCGCGGTGTTCTCACCGCGCTGGACATTAGTACCCTTATACTGAATAACTTGGTACCTAATATCGGTGTCAGCGGACACAGTATCTGTTGTCTCCGCTGTGATCGAGAGTACACCACCAGCATCTGCGGACAAGAAGCAAGCGAACACGTCGTCAACATCCCAGACAGTGCCAGCGTTGTTCTCTATTGAGTAGATACAGAACGCTTCACTCAGCGACCCAATATCCTGAAGAACGTCAGAAGCAAGACCGCTTGTGAAGTCCGCTTGCGCCAATACTCCATGCTCAACACGCACGCCATTCGTGAACTCTACAAGATAGATGAGCGCTTCAACAGCACCCCCTGTAGCATTACGTGAGATGCGAATTGTAGTAGTATTGTCTAGGTTAATGTCAACACCAGCAGCTTGTGGATCTGAACTATCAATTCTGTATCCCCAGAGCGTGAACGTCTTATCCACGTCAAGAATAATGTCACCACCAGTTAGTGTCTTGGTCGCAGTAATTGATCCTGTTCCCATTGAGATGGTATGCTTCGTGACCTGCCGAAGTGTTGGCGCGCCTACTTGATCCGCCCACAGTGTAGGCGTTTCAGTGTACGTGTCTAGTAACGCACCACCATCTTGAACGAGTCGTAGTTGAACTCTATCGCCGTACTTAGTGTCCGCACTACGCAGTTGAACACAGAACTCGTATTCAGCTTCTTCGTCGAGAGCGAACACACTTGTCCCAGCTTCGCCGTTAACATCGTCGTAACCGTTCGTTCCTCCTGCGTCAGTGAGATACGTTTGCGCGCCGCCTAATCGCTCAGTTGTGTCGTCGCCGTCCTCGATTGCTTCGGGTGAGTTAGCCGAGCGAACAACGGTACTCGTTGCGTTAACGTCTAACCAAGAATCCGTGGCCAGTCGACGTTGTAACTGGAAGCCTTCAGTTGCAGCTGATCCGCTGTTCTGCACAGTGAAACGGATACGGAAGTTCTCGTCGACAACCTGCATCCATGCCGTGTTAAGTGCAGCCTTGAACGTAGAACCTGTCTCGGTTCCGTCATCATTGATTGCGCGGAACCGATCTTGATCCCATGCTAGTGCTGGCGGTGTGAAGGTGATGATGATCTCGGCACAATCCAAGTCAACTTGGTTCGTGCCTGGCATACCCGACTGTGTCGGTGTTAGTCGTATCTCCGCGCCGTCAAGTTGCGCCTTCGTCCAGTCGACATCCCAACCAGCGTTGCCAACCTGGAAGTTGGTCATCGTCGCGGTCGTAGTAATCTGGGTAGTTCCTCGGGGCGTTCCTGCGATTACAAGTATGACATCAAGCAGTGACGTACCTGCTGTGCCGTCATCTAGTACACGCACTTCAATGTCGATGTTGGTGATTGTTGCAGAGTCGGAGATCGAACCCGAGGTAGCAGTCATCCCGAAGTCGGCAACGTCGTCCTGAGGACCAGGACCGTAGATGGCTGCATCTGCGTCTGCTATAGCTTCGTCGATGTCTGCCACAGCACCACTTGCGCCGGTCCAGACAGCGTTGATCGCGTTGATCTGTAGTTTCTCTTCAGCCATCTAACCACTGCCAACAACAAGAACCCGTCTTCCCTAACTTGGGAGACGAGTTATGTGGCCAATCAACACACGTATCTAGGAAGACATCTTCTGCCGACTTATCAGGGAAGATGACACTTGGTTCGTCTGGTATTGGTGTCCCTGACATAAGTGCACACGCCCCTTCGACGTGGTAGACGCAATCCGATCTGTCGGCGTTCGGAAACCGTGGCGACTCGTTACAACACGCGCCGTCACAATCTCGGACGCGAACGAGGTGCAGCACATTAAGTCGCTTGGAAGAAGCCCAAGGCGTTGACCTGTGCTGTGAGGTCACTTCCGTCTGTAAGAACGGCGAAGTCGTAGAACGTCATTGGGATGACGCCGGTGTCAACGTGTGTACCGAGTGGGTCGTAACTCACCGTCAACCTCGTGAGTGTTTCGTTACCGCCGTTGCCCGCTGGTGACCACACGATGTCGTCGAAGTCGGCCTTCATCAAGTTGGTGGTATCGTTCTCTGCCACCGTGAGGCCGCCTGCGGCGTCCGTGATGTCCTTCGACACGTAAGCCGTGAAGGTCGCTTCAGCGAAGCCCGCGTCAGCTTCGATGAGTGCGACCGTGTTAAGGTCTTCCAAGGTCGCATCGGTTCCCGCTCCTGTCCACAGATGGATAGTGAGTATGGACGCCGCCGGATCATTGTCGAGCACACGCTGCGATAACTCGGCTACCTTGCCCTTGGAGATGTTGAAGACGCCGTCACCCATAACACTACCCTCTCAGTTCTGCGCTGATACGTTGGTTCACGCGACGTAACCGCTTCTGTTCGTCGTCGACTTCGACCTTGGCTCTGACGTTCGCCTTCTCACGTCGTGTAACGGCGTTCTCGCGCTTCTCGATGTAGCCCAGTACGTCTTGTGTGTCCTTGTCGAGTGTAGCGCGTTCCGCTGCAATATCGTTGGCGAGTTGTGTGAGGCGAGCGTGTTCCGCGACCAAGTTGCCACACTTGCGTTCGGCTTCGTTGAGCATCTTGATTGCACTCTCATGTGCCTTCTGCTTAGTCACGGACGCTGCCACATCAGCCGCTGCCAGCATGTCGTCAGCTTCCTTCAACTTCTTCACACCGCCGTGTATGCGCGTGAGAGTCTTCACTGCCTTCTCAGCCGCTGTACGCGCTTCGATTAGCTCCTTCAACTCCTTCTCGCGCGCTGCGGGGTCCTTGAGGTATTCGACAAGCGTCAACAGCGCACCGAGTTGGCCCATTCCACCTTGTGCGGCTAACATCATCCGTCCTCCGTAAGTGTAACGAAGCCGGTCGCGATCAAGTCTCGAATGATTGCGATTCGCTCACCCGACTTGATCTGGATGTCCTCGACTGCGCCTGCGGCAAGGTACGGATCGGTCGTTGCATTCGCAGTCGGGTTCACGCCGGTCCTGTAGTGCATGTTGCCGTCCGGTGCGATGCGAAGCGCACGCGCTGTGTTAGCGAACTTGGCACTCTGTACAGAGGCCGCACCAAGCGCGATCTGTTCTGACTTCCCCTTCCACTCCAAGATGGGAAGGTCGTACTTGCCCGCCTTACGCGGGTCAAGCCCGAAGTTGTTACCGCTAAGGTCTGCCACGATAGCCATTCGTCTACTCCTTCACTTCCTCAATAGGTACCGCGTCGATGGTAGGCACCTCTTGCGTATTGTCGCGCTTAATGATCTCGATCTTCAAGCCGCCTTCCATCTTGTGGTGGTGTTCGACGATCTGCTTCACAGTATGACCACCACGGTCAAGAACTTCGCGGGATGCTGCAAGGGCGATGTCTGGGCGATTACTCTCTGCAAGTTCGACGATTCGTGACGCACTACGCAGCGACTTCTGCATGAATACGTCACGCACTGTCTCGGCATCCTTCTCGACGATACCATCGACAACGGATGCGCGTAGATCGAGGTACGCATCCAACATCATGATGGCTGCGACCTGATCAAGCGTCAATCCTGTTGCGATTGCGATGTCGTTGGGGAACAGACCGAACAACTCGTACGTTAGAACGACACTGAGTGTGTTCATGCGCTCAGGTACGTCTGGAAGGTCGGCAAGGCGGCGGCGGGTCGCGACTACCTGTCGCTGGGCGTCACGCGCATTGGGCACTTCTACATACGCGCCGCTTCTCGGGTCGACAAGTGTCTCTCCGTTAACAATCGCTGGCTCGTCGGGGTTCGCGAGTGCCATTAGCGTACGGCTCGTAGAACTGCGCGTAACTCTTGCGCATTGGCTTGAAGGAACGTACGAATGCGCTCCAGCAACCCCGGTTCACGCACATCAACTAAGTCGGTGCCCGTCTGAGACTTCACAGCAAACCGTTCGCCGTCTGGAGTGACGATCTGGTCCTTACCGACGCGGAACGTAGCCGCGGGGCGCCCCTCGAACGTTGTCTGCTTGATCTTGGCACCCTTAGCGTCTGCTGCGTCAACACCGGCGCCGACTTCTTCGGTAACAGTGCGCCTTGGTGATGGACGCTCACGTGCTGGGTTGTCAGGAGCCGCCAACGCACGTTGCGGGCCTTCCAGTTGCAACGGAGCAGCCCCAGCCGCGATCTGACCGGGTCCGGTACGTCCACCACCACGCGGATTGACCGTTGGTAGTCCTGCACCCTCTCTCACGGCGACTTCTGCACCTTGTTGAGCACCCTTCGCACCAGGAGCAACGAAGAATGGGAAGCCATCACCTTCGCCCTCGGCTTGCGATTGTTCGCTACCACTTCCACTAGACGATAACCCACCAGACACCTCACCACTGCCACCCGTGATCGCGTCAACGATCTTATTCTGTTCCTCTGGCGGTAATGAAGCCGCAATCTGTCCAATTGCTTCCGATACGACGGGTGTAATAGCTTGTGCAGGGAACGTTGCACCCCCTGTCGAGGATATCTGTCCCTCGTCGCCGCTCACTGCCGTCTCCAACGCCGTATCGAACTGGTCACGGAACACAATTGGGTTCGTTGACTCAGTTCTGTCCGCTTCGCCCGGTCGTTGCTGTTGTCGGAAGGAGCCCTGAACGTTGTCAAGTAGTTCCGGGTTCTGTTCGAGGGCGTTCTTGATTGCCTGCACATTCGCAGGCGTCGGCTGCACTCCACGTTGCTGTAGAACGTTGATCGCAGCCGCTTCCAGCGTATGACTAGGCATCCTTAGAAGCCCAACTTGCCGCCGCCACCGTTCCCCGACAGATCGACCGGATATGTAGGATCGCGTTGTTCCGTGAGTGTCGCATTGATCAACGTCTGATCCCCGGCAACCGTCACGCGGTTAATCAGGTTCACCGTCTCGATTGGTTGCACACCACCGAGATCGAGTTCCAACGCCTGCCGCGCCTTCACGCGTGTGTGTGTTGCTAGTGCAGTCGATCCAGCGACTACACCGTTCAGCGTCTGGATGAGTTCGTTGAGAACCTTCATCGACTTCCGCTTAGCGACACGCGTGAACTTGCGGCGTAGTGCAACGATGTTGACCTGTAACGTGTGCGGCCCATCAGTGAATACGTTGTCGAATAGTCCTGACCACGCAACCATTGTTCCCTCCATTCCTACATGTAGTGTCTTGCTGTATTCTTGACCCTACATGCAGGGGCTTGACTTGTCAATCTATATGTGATACTCTTCTTCTATAGATACACGGGGCGAGGGACAACAACAAACCAACAAGAGGGGTCGACGAAGGAAGTAAGTAGCAAGTAACGAGTGAGTCTATACTTGAAACTATACTTGACTACTCTCCTGTTGACACTCGTTCTACAATATGCTTCACTCGGACATCCCGGTCGTCGGGTATCCTTCCTTCCTTGCAGCGTTGACGCAGCCTCGGCACTTCGGTGTCGGGGTTGTGTCTCCGTGTCTACGCAGCGCAGCAACGCTTGCGTTCGAGCCGGTCGTATCATGATCGGCTCGCGCGATGAGTCTACATTCCCTCAATACATCACACGTTGTGTGCATGTCGTCGTGCGTTGTCGTAAGTTGTCACATTGTGTGACACGTGAGGTCAATACACGCGTGCGTGCAGCCGCTACGACCCCTGTTTTGGATTCGGGCGGGGGGAGGGGGGGCCTTGTCACTACATGCGACGCACGATCGATAAACTCGTTCAACGTACGTTGACGCAGTTTCTACGCCATTGACATAAGACCTACGTATGGTAGGATCAGCATGCGTTGTGGACATCACAACGTTGCGCCACTCGGCGCCTGCTGTTTGACAATAGAATAGGAACACGCAAGTCAACGCCGTAAGGTGTTGGCCACGTGTTCTTGCTGTCAATAGTAGTTCACCCTGTAAGGAAGGTTATTACTATGACTGACAAGAAGGCGACTAAGGTTAAGGAACAGGTCAAGCCTGTTTCAACTGGTCACAACGTTAACCCTGCGTACGATGTGCTCTGTGCACGCGGTAGCAAGATCAAGGCGTTGTGGGATAAGGCTGACAAGGCTCAAGGATCGGCCGATGCCCACGCCGCGTTGCTTCTCGTCGAGGCTCATGAGTTTGGATTCTTCGATCAAGTCAACGTAAGGGACTGGACGAAGATCGCAACGGCCAGGGAACGCAACAGTTTCTCAGATATCGTTCTGATCTACCTATTCGGTATTGAGAAGCCCGAACCCGCCGACCGGCAACGGTTACAGCGGATTAGGTTTGTAGTTCCTGCGATCATCGATGCAGGTGGAAGCAAGGCCGCCAAGATGTCGAAGTCTGGCGCAATCATGCTGGACGCAGATTCTAAGTACTTCAAGGCTTGTCCGACAGGCGGTCAAGAAGTACAAGGTTTCGCATCACTCTCTATTGCTAAGCTGTCGCGAGGCGGCAAGAAGTTACTTGCTAAGGAATTGCCCAAGCAACAGCGGGCGCCTCAGACTGCGACCGGACAGGACAGAACGCCAGCCGTTAAGCTGGTTGAATTGGCCCAGATAACAGAAGGTAAGGTAAGCGCCTTGTCCGATGGTGCTGCAAGCCTAGACAATTCAACGTCTAAGGCATTGCAATCGCTCTTAGTCGCGTTGATGGGGGTGTTCGCCGAAGATACGGCGGGCGGCATCGATACAACGCAACTTGTTAAGATGTACAAGGCGGCGTAACTCAAACGGCCCCGGATCGAAAGGTCCGGGGCCTTTCTCTTGCCTGCAATCTGGCTCAACGTACGTTGTAGTGCACGGTTAACCGTTAACCGCGCGAAGCGCGCACATGTATGAGCGGTAACGCGCGCAGGCGCCTGTTCCTTCTTAGTTCAACGTGCGATCACGTGCGTCATGATCCACGCGCGCGTAGGACAATGCGGGTTGTGCGCTTGACATAGCGTACCACCTATGGTACAATATAGCTTCAATCGACGGGGCAGTCCGTCCCGGTCCGACATGAACCCTCACAAGTAGCACACTCTCCCATATCATAGCCCCCGGTCACGTGATCGGGGGCTTCTTCTTGTTCAACGTACGTTGAGGAGTACGAGTCATGTTCAATAGATGGTTGAACGCACTCCTAATCGTTGCGATGTTTGTACTCGCAGCGTGGGGTGCACACGTACTGAGCTACGCGTACTAATGGCACGCCCAACAACGACAGTGGGAGTGCAACCTAACACCAAGCTGTTACGCATTGAGCGTATTGCATCTGACATACACAACTGGCCGCACCTATCCGAGAGTGGATGGATGGTGTGGCTCAATGCTAACCGCGACTTCACATGCGGTACGTACCTACTACTACACGATGACGGCAGCATCGAGCGGGTGACTGCCGAACCTGACGGTGGTGAAGACATCATGATCGTCAAGAGGAGGGACAACTATGATGATGAGCCTTAAGTATTGGGACAGTGAGGGGCTATTCGTCGAGCTATCGCAGTCCGAAGACGACAAGTTCATACACATGGATGTATCACGCAAGCATCCGACTACCGTAGTCGATGAGACAGGCGACTACGAGATGAGTAACGTGCGATACATCGCATCATGTCAGTTCGTCAGCATCGAACATGCTCAAGCTATCGCTCACTTGCTCGTTGGCATCGTCATCCAAGAGGACAAGGCAGCATGGAAGCGTGGCCCACGTGGTGAGGCGTACCCAACTGACAGTGCGGGCAAGCGCATCGTACCATCTGACTTCGGTGGTGAGGTGCCACCCATACGCCGATGCACACACGACAACACAACGTACGTTGGCGAGCACACGTGGTGTGATGACTGCGGTGCAGAGGTGTCCTTCTCATGAGACAAGCACCCTTCCAACGCGCACACTTCCAAGCCTTAGCCTTGATCGTGCGTGACATGCCTGACGACACGTGTCGCTTGCTTGACATGCGTACCAACAGACCCATTGACTTGCGTCGTGTTGTCGCTGAGTACCTATGCAATGAGTTCAGTAAGACACATTCACACTTCAAGGAAGCACGCTTCATGCAAGCGTGCGGTATAGAGTAGGTACTTGACATAGCGCACGTATCGTGCTATACTATACGTATGGTCGAGGTACGACCAACGTCAAGGAAGGGGGATCACCATGAACAAGTGAACACGCGGCACCATAGTGGAGCCGCTTCAACGGGCTCAACGTACGTTGTTGTCAGACGATGACGTTGAGTAACGTGCGCAGGGACTGTGCCCCTTGGGTGAGGGGTACAGTCCCTCGCTGCGTCGTACGTTGAGGTGGGTGGTGTGACCAGCGCCCCTTGTTGATGCCTTGGTCCCTGTAGTGGACTGTCAACGTGTCACACCATCCTCCCCAACGTACGTTGCGTATGTTGTAGTGGGTAGTGTGCGTAATGCCAAGCTCATGACATGCCCGTCTGGGGAATGCACATGTCATAGCCAGCGCACTACCCTCTCCAACACACGTGGTGTGTGTTGGCTACGTTACGACAGACACAAGGAGATAGTTATGTCGAACGTCACCCAGATATATGGCTCAACGCACGTTGAGCTACCTTCACCCTTCCCTCAAGACAGTGAGTTGTACTTCACCGCAGTCGAGCGTGACATGGCGTGGGCTGGACGAGCAGCCAACTCATGGCATTGCAACAGCACACACAAGCAGTTGTTGCGTGCATACGACGGCCAGCCTATTGAACTCGCTGTCGTTGGTAAGGGGTGGCAGTTGGTACAGAACCAAGAGCTATTCCAAGCTGTCGAAGATCAGTTCCTTGCGCTGTTCACAACCGATGAACTCAAGGGCGTGATCGTCAGAGACATGATGTCATACGCTGGGCGTGTGTGCATGCGAGAGTACATCTTCCCCAACGTACGTTGCCCTAGTCCGGGCGTCAGTGACATCGCCTTCCGTGTCATCTTGAAGAACGCATTCGGCGGTAGCTCCATCGCACTGTACATCGGAGCCATCGACTTCTTCTGCACCAACGGCACCGTCAGTGGCAAGCTCGACTGCATGTACGCACGTCACACCAAGGGACTGCGTATCGCTGACATCACACGACGTGTGCGCCGTGGCATCGACGTGTTCTACTCAAACGCAGCCACGTGGATGCAGTGGTACGGTCGTACTCTCGATGTTGGAGAGGTCAAGGCATTCCTCGAAGACAAGTACAGTGAGCGCCTTGCTGAGAAGCTGATGCGTCAGTACCGCATCGAGGTACACATACATGGCGCCAACATGTGGGCCTTGTACTCTGCGCTCACCTACTACGCAACACACGACGAGGGTGACTTCGCCACTCGCAAGACAGGCGTCGACCACTCGGCTGTCACCTTACTCAAACGTGAGGAGGTAGTACAGTCGGTCGTCGCATCTGATGCGTGGACTCGCTTAGCTGCATGAGACCCGACGACTTACTCGAACGGGGCGCGCGTCTGATCAACCAGGATCGGACGCCTCCTCCTTCATGGTGGCGCAGGTACATGCTCGAACTACTCTGGCTAGTATGGGCAGTGTGGTTCACGTGGTCAGTATGGTAAGCCTGTGCCCAGCGCGTGCGGCTTCGCCGCGATTAACATGCGACTAGTATGCGTCGCATGTCTGACTGCGATAGGCTTGTACCTCACGGTGCAAGCCATCGCATTAGTGGCGCCCCTGTTCTGTATGGGGTGCTGACTATGACCGATGACAGTTGTAACCTTGAAGGGAACACATCATGTCACAGCTACGATTGCACTGGGCATCGCCCGGTCGAGACCTGCTACCCTGTTACATCCCAGTCGACGTGAAGCGACACGCGTCACGCATCTTGATCACTCGCTTGTACGACAAGGACTTGATCACGTTCCGATCAGGCACTTCTCACTACATCTACTACGACGAGAAGGAGTTCCTTGTTGTCCACCGTTCGTTCACACTGAACGGCAGCAAGACGCGAGCAACGAAGCTAGTGAAGGACTCACTCGCTGGGCGTAAGCATGCGTACGTACGTGAGGAGCTTCGTACGCCACGTCCGCATCCTAGTTCCCCACGTCGCAAGCTGACCATCGAGATATACGGTGACGAGGTGGAACTGCAAGAGACGTGGGACAGGATCAGGTCCACACTCGTTCTTCGAGGTGGCCCGGTCGTGTTCGTCGGGCACAAGATAGGGGGTGTGTCGTGACTCGCTTGAGTTACAAGGTGGGTGATCAAGTCACCCTCGAAGGTGAGCCATACGTGCTCACCATCAAGCGTGTTGAACCCGCACTCGCAGAGCCGTACTTCCTCAGCGACAACACGTGGTGCAACGAGGATGTACTCTCAACGTACGTTGACCCAACTCCCACATGGGAGGAGGTCGAAGCGCACGTCAAGCACATCGTTCAGGAGCTACGAGAGAAGTTCCAAGCGAACGATGAGAGCGCAATGTTGTTCGAGATCGTTGCGTCCGGTCGACCCGATGGTGAGATCAAGATCACGTACAAGATCGCCGACTCGGAGTACGGATCGAACAAGGTGAAGGGCTACAGCCTGCGTCCTGCGTTGGAGGAGTTCTTCCGACGCAAGACGTGGTCAAGTCGCAACGAACCCTTGGCTCTCTCGTACGATGAAGGTGACGCATGACCACACTCATTAAGCTACGAGCTAGCCTACATGGTGCGCTCGATCGGATCGGGTATCGCAACTCGCATGCCTGTCCAGATACCACGAGTAACGTTGACCCGACGTTACATGAGTTGTTCGTGTCACACGAGGGGTTGTCTCACTTCGACAAGCGACGGAAGGTTGCGATCAAGGCAGCCATCGATGTCGCTGGTCAGTCGGAGGTAGACGACGTTGAACCTGGCACTGAGCAGGCCATCCTTGAGGGTGAGCACTACTCACTCGTCATCAAGAAGAACAACCCGGCTGAACGTATCGACCGGGCCAAGATCGGCACCGCCTTGCGCAAGCTGGGGTTCAGCATGCAACAGGCTGACAAGTTCATGCTCGACATCACAACTGAGACCAAGCCTGCCACCTCGGTACGTGCAGTACCCAAGGTGTAACATCAACTCAGTGGGGTGGTGCAATGCCACCCCACTACTATGCAAGGAGTGCTATGTCCAACGTTGAACGGCTTGAAGTGAAGCCTAAGCTAACACGTCATAAGTACAGGCGTCACGATATCACTGTGACGTACATCCCCAACGACAGAGAATTCTTGTGGTCCTTCAATGAGACGAGGACCATGTCATTCGGTGGCCGTGAACCGACCGCTGCCGCTGCGCTTGTTGCGGCTAAACTGCGTGTCGATGACATCGAGGGCAGCAAGGCATGACCAATGAGCCCTCGGTCATCGACCGCAAGACTATCAACGACATGACGACGGACCAACTGGATACGGAGATTGCACTACGAAGAGAGCGTCGCCTTCTTGCGTTCATTGTATGGCAAGAGGGCGTCGAGAGTAAGAAGCGTGCCGATGCGGGGCGCTTGAAGACTCAGCTTGAGAAGCACCTTGACATCTTGACTAAGGACTTCGGTCGCATCGATGCGATAGAGAAGAAGATAGATGATCGATTGAACAAGGTGGCATCGATCCGCCTAGAATTGGAGGACTACCCATGAGTGAAGAAGACGTAACGAAGGACCACACTGGTTCGTATGCCTCACCGCTCGTGATGACGCTACCCGATGCAGTCAAGAGCATGATCATTGACATGACTGAAGAGAGTCGAGCACAGGTGAAGCTGGCTGTTGAACAGTCACTCGCTGACCAAGAGGCATTCATGGCGTACGTTATCATATCATTCGGTAACATACGTGAACAACTGGACACCGTACTCGCTGCGCTAGTCCACGCTGAGATCATAACAGTGGAGGATAATGATGACGCTCCGCGCGCGTGACATACGCGAGAAGTGTAAGGGCCGTGTCGATCTGCAAGTCATGTACTGCATGGAGGCACTAGCCGAGCAACATGGTGTGCTACACCAACAGATACATGAGGTAGCACAGACACTCGATGGTGCAGTCGATGCTATCAGTAACCTAGCCCATGCCCTTGGTTACATGAGAGACTTCGTCGAAGGCACCAAGGAGAGTATGGCTGACCGCATGAAGCACATGGAGCACGAGGATGACCTTCCTCCCGTTACTGAATGACACAGTGAAGGAGGTCAACGTACGTTTGCCAACACCAGACGATGTCGATCTTCCTTGGTTCGATCACACTAAGCTATCAGCACTCAACACGTGTCCAACGTGGGGCATGATCAACAACATCAAGGCACTACGTATCCCAGGTAGTGGACGAGCAATGGCATTGGAGGCAGGCAGCGCATCGCATGAGTTCTTCGCCGCTGTACGTGTGTTCGAGTTGTACACTAACTACCCTGATCACGCCGGAGTCATAGGTTCGAAGCTGTTCAAGGCAGAGACATGGACTAACATGTGCTCACACTCCTTGAAGCAAGAGGATGAGCGTACTACTGGCCTGAACTTCTGCCTCGAAGCACTGTATGGCAGTGGGTTCTACGATGACCCACGTGACAAGCGGCGCACCATGTCTAACATAGAGGAGAGTTGTATCGCCTACTACGACCGATGGCCTTGGGGTAAGTACCCGATCTACGTCCAAGACGAGGACGATCCTAACTGTCTCGTTGGTATTGAGATAGGCATGGAGTTCGTCATTGAGTTCGTCATGCACCCGCTTCATGAACTTAGCATGCGCCGTGGGCTCGCACTCGTCCCGCCGAAGAGCTACGCTTACAAGTATCGAGGCAGGCTCGATGGGTTACACCGTGACAGCAATGGTGTGCTCATGGTACAAGAGAACAAGACAGCATCACGCCTTGACCAAGCATGGTCGATGTCATTCTTGATGTCACACCAAGTAACAGGCTACTGCGTTGGTAGTGCTCTGTTGACAGGTGAGGCATGTAATAAGGGACTGGTCAAGGGTATGGCGATACCACTACCACGTTCGTATGACTACGGTGGTCTCGTTGATGAAGTAGTCGAGCGTCCTCCTCACCTCATAGCTGCGTGGATGCAGTGGGTGTGGGATACGACGCGTATATACGAGCAGTTCAAGGACAACCCTGACGCAGCTACACGCTTCACGCACTCATGTAACAGGTACTTCCGCCCGTGTTCCTTACTTCCTTACTGCGCAAGCGACGATGACGAGCGTGAAACCATCATGGGCGAGATGGAGTACGCACCGTGGGACCCGCTTGATGACAAGTCGAAGGACTGAGTACAAGGGACTCGTTGTGCGTGAGTGGACATTCCGTCAAACGCACATACGATACACCGAGGCGTGGTACAAGCTCATGCGCCACGTTGGCAAGTGTATCAAGCAAGGTGGTGCTGTAACCTTGACAACGTACGTTGAGCACGGTCGGCGTAGTAATGATGCTCGTCGAATACATGAACGGTGCGATGCAACACTGGAGTGGAGTGAATGACAACAGACCTAACACTCGGTGGGCTCAACGTAGTCCAACCGAAGAACATCGTACGACGCATGGCTATCCTACTATGGGCCTCGTCAGGTGATGGCAAGACGACACTTGCATCCACTGCACCGGGCAAGAAGCTATGGGTATCGTTCGATCCCGATGCGACAGCATGCCTCGGTCCACGTGATGACATCGTTGAGGTCAAGCTGTACGATCAGCCTGCTCGCATCGTTGAGAAGTTCAAGCTGGAAGATGGTCCGTTCTTCCGTGACCTAGACAAGATGTTGGAAGCGGACCAAGACATCGAGACTGTCGTAGTCGACAGCATCACCACGTTCAGAGACAAGGCAATGATACACGGTGTTGTTGTTGCCAAGGGTACAGCGAAGGGACGTGCGTCCACGATTGAGGACCCAGGCTACGCAGGTTACGGCAACCTCAACACGTGGACACGACAGCTTGTCGCCAACATGCTAATCGTCACGGCCAAGCACAATCGGCACCTTGTACTCATAGCACACGAGGACAAGCCTACGACTGACAGCCAAGGACAATTCTTATACATATCAATCATGCTTGGTTCGTCACTCAACGTACAAGTGCCGGTCAACATCACCGAGTGTTGGCACATGCTAGACACAGGGAAGAAGCGACTCATACAGATACGTCCGTGTCGTAGCTTCAAGCCAATGAAGACACGCATGTTCCGCACGACTGGTGAACCTGAGTTCGTGTGGAACTACAACGATGAGACCAAGGAAGGTGAAGGCATCACTACTTGGTACAACCGATGGAAGGATGCGAAGTTTGGCAAGATCGACCTCCCGCAAGCGTAAGAAGAAGGGCACTACATCTAGTGCCTCTTCCAAGAAACAACCCCAACATATAGTGGCTGGTGCTGGGGATGTAGATAAGGTACACTCAGCCGCATCGTCAACGTTGACTAGAGAAGGGACTACTACTATGGATAACGAAGAACTCGGTAGCATTATCGAGTACAGTGAGGACTTGGCCGACGCCGAGGCTCCGGAGCCACTGCCCCCCGGCGACAACTACGAGGGGCAGATCACCAAGGCCGAGGCCAAGTATAGCGTGACGAGTGGCAAGAAGTACGCCGCCGTGACGTTCCACATCAGTGTCGAGCAGTTCCCTGCGGACTACCCGTCCGATCAGAACCCCGACGGTGTCAGCATCATCGATCGGAGGGTGCCACTGGAGGACAAGGCTCGTGCTCGGTTCCAGTGCAAGCGTTTCGTCTTGGCCATTGGAGCACAGCCTGGCAAGCGGATCGATCTCAACGATTGGGTTGGTCA